GTAAATCTTGAGAAGAGCCAAATATAGCTTTACTTGAATTAGTAAAAGTAATATCATCATTTGCACTTACTGCTATATCTGTTCCACCTGTTGTGTTTCCTATTGCTAATATTTCTGCAAGAGTATCAACACCATCTATCGCAGCATCTACATAAGCTGTTGTTGCTATTTTAGTGGAATTATCATTTTGACTTTGTGTGGTAGCTATTGCGCCATTTGCTAATGTTACAACACCACTTGTAGCTGATATTGTGTTACCATCTATATTTATATTATCAACTTGTAAATCACCTGTTACAAGAACATTGCCTGTAACATCTAACTCCTTGCCTGATGCTGCTGCACCACCAATACCAACACCTGCTGTAGATAAATATAGAATACTATTATTACCTGAGCCATCAGTTATTTGTTGAGCAGTTGAACTTAAAACAGTATTAGCACTTGTTTTTAAGAGACCTACATACGTTACCGATATTTGTGTATTTGTTAATGCTGCCATTACTCTTTAAATATGTAATTAATTTGTCAATATTTTTCTTTTTAACTTTATATGCTTTCATAAAACCCATCCATTAAATAAAGCATCTTTATCAGGGTGTATGTCGTCATTTGTGTTACTCGTATATTCAGGGAATAGATTTTGATTAAAGCTCATATAATCTATAAATCTCCTTGTATAATATTCAGCTATATCTCTATGCTTTTCAATTAAATAATCTACCTCCTCTTTACTAACAGATTCACTATTCTCGCTTGTGTGTTTAAACAATCCACCATTTTTAAGTGAATATGCAGCAAAAGGTAAATAATCAACCATTGCAAAGTGTATAAGCATAGGTTGTATGTATGTGTTTACTAATGTCAAGTAGTTGCCTGTTAAACTTGCACCACCTGTTCCAAGTATATCTGTACTTATTTTATTATATAGGTCTGTACCTAAATAATTTCTTATGTGTATCTCCTGAGCAATTTTAACAAAACCGATGAACTTGTCCACATCTACCGATCCGTCAATGATTGAATTTCTTTTTAAATCTATTGGTTTTATGAATAATGCTGTTGCCATCTTTTTTTTTAGTTATGGGTTTTGTCGCTCATGCGACATAAACCTTTAAGTTTTTCTCCAGTAATTATTTCTTGCAGAGGCTATTTGTGCAACCTCTGGTGGATTCATTTCAAATCTTGCATCTTTTTTTTCGTTTTTTGGTAATGCGCTTATAATGCTTCTTGCTCTGCCTACTGATATTTTTTTGTTACCCTTTTTCAAATATATTTGTCTCATCCAATAATGTGAGCAATTTACACCACCTTTGTATAAAAAGATGTTATAAGTGCTTTCGCCTTTTGGTGCCAGCTCACTATTTGCTGTACTTTGTTTATTTAAATCTTCCATTCTATAAACTCTATTTGCAGCTAACATTTTTTTACAAAATTCTCTTGATTCTCCTTTTGTTGACCTACCTGCTGTATATTTATATCTTATTCTAAATAAACTTGTATCTTGTTTGTCTTTTTTTCTTGAATCGCCACTTACAACACTTGCAAATTCAAAATAATTTTTTATTTCACTCTCATTATTAGAAGCAGGTGTTTCATTTAGTAACTGCCATTCGTCATCCATTATTTCACCTTTTGATATGATTTCATCTGCTATTTTATCCATTTCATCAGAACTTAAATTTAAATGGTTATGATTACAAGAATCCTCACTTAATTTTACACCTGTTTCTTCTTCCTTAGTTTCAGCATCCTCTACATTTTCTAAGTCTGTAAATTCTAATGGCTGTAAAGTTTTAAAGTATAGTTTTAAAGATATTTTATTATAAGCTAATATCTGGTCAAAAGCATCTATTAATAAATGTTGGAAAGGTCTAATTACAGTATTGTCTAAAAGTGTTGATGCAGTCTTTAATTCATCTGCATTGTTACCTAAGCCTGTTTGATCTTTGATACCAATAAGCATAGGACTTACAATTCTGTGCGATACCATAATTTTTTTTGTGCTTTCCTCACTCAAGAATTGGTATTGTTGGTGTGCATCAGATAATTGTACAGGCTCTATATTTGCTGCTGTTTCTGCGTTGTCATTAAAGGCTAAAATAAATTTACCACTATTTGACGTGCCTGAGAACTTTTGGTATATTCTTTGCTCTATAAGCTCCCTTTCTTCTTCACCAGGTACTCCATTGTTGAAATTAATTAACATACTTGGAGACATACCATTCATAATGTTGTTTAAATGGAAGTTTCCTATCTCCTCCTCTAACTCTGAATATTGTAAACCACCCTGATAATCTACAGGACTATAATAATGAAATCCTGCTCTATAAGGCCTTACATATAATATTTCTATTGCCTGTTTACTCATACCAAAAGCAGGTATTCTTTTTGCCTTACTTGTTGGTTTGTATTTTGACCAGTCAGAGAAATAATAATAAGCCTCTATATCTCCATCATCATTACACTTCTCAGCTCTTAGTGTTTCAACAGGGAAGTGTTCTATTTGTGCTATTGTATTTCTATCCTTAGAATAAATTACTTGCATTGCACATTGACCCATAAGTTTTAAGTCATAACAAAGTTTTCTTGTGCAGTCTGCATTGAATAAAGAAATCATCTTTGCATACTCATCAGGTTTTTGATTTGAATTTGTAGCATCTAAACCTCTACCATATATCATAGCAGATATTGCGTTTATAATTGCATTGTTTGTAGGACTACCATTGTACCTGTCTATTAGGTATTTAAAATAATTATTATCCTCTCCATAAGCTACCCACTCTTTGTTTTTGTATTCTACAACTTTTGGTGTTGTATAACTACTTAAATTTATAAATCTTAAATCGTTCATACTATAATATAATCGTTATCGTGCGATCCTGCTGTTTCATCAAAAGTATATTGACCACTATTAATATCATAGTAATTGTTGTTTGCTTGATTTATAGTTTGGTCTGTGCAAAATATTTTGTCTTTGTAAACAACACTTGACCCACTTAGTAAAGTTAAGTCATAATATCTACCCTCTTTTAAAACAGGGCTTATAGTTGCTGATACTCTTTTATAATTTTTAACATCACTCGCACTAACACTTGCACTAAATACTTCTTTGTTCTTACTTGTATCTCTTAATTTCATTGTATATGTAGATGCAAATGTTCTTGGTATTACATCAAACGTCTGAGCAGAGCTACTTGTAGTCAATACTTTCATACTTATATATCGAAATAATAATGCTATTTTGTATAGATATAAAAAAAAGAGGGGTATTTCTACCCCCCTTGCATAAACCGAGCCTAAGCTCACTAAATAAAAATAATGAAAAATTTACCTACAACATATAAATTGGTTTTCTTGAATTTAAGCTGTCAGGCTTTATAAGTCCAAAGTGCAATTTAATTCTTGTAGGTATTACAACTGCGCTATCGCAGTCGCCACAACACCTCGCATCTTGATACTTTTCAATATCAATTACAGGGTGTGGATTTGCGCCCCATCCAACGTAATTTTCTCCGCAGATTGAGCATTTTTTAGTGTTTGTTTTTTTATTCATATTGTAAATATAACTATTTTTATTTAATTAAAAAATGTTAATAATTCTCTTGAGGGAAATTTACTCTAATAGACTTTCTCTGATTTTTAATGTTAGTATATGATAGAGCCCCTTTAGTTCATTAAAAGGCTTTAAAATAAGCTTATATTAGATGTTGATATTTGACAAAAAAACAAAAAAAAAGGGGCAAAATGCCCCTCTTTATTTATAAACCATAACTCTTTATGCGTTAGGATCAATAGGTGAACTCGCATCATCTGATGGTGCTGCTGCACAGAAGAATGGTGGGTTAGTTTCTTGTGCAGATAATACTAATGTAAATCCTGACAAGTCCGCCATCGCTGCTCCTGAAACCATAGTTCCCCCACTGACCTCACAACCGTGTTCTTTACCTAATAAGAAAGCATTACCGTTATAATCAACAACTACAACTTGTGGCCTACCGTGAGCAAGTAATTTAATTTGCTCTTGTGTAGCCTTGTCTAAAAATTGTAATGTCAAATTGAGTGTACTTTCGTAAAAAGTTGTTCCATTTTCTCTTGAAGAGTTTATGGCTGTTTCTAAAGATGAATTACCTTTTAAATCATATCTGTAAAAATCTACAGAGCCATCAAGAGTAACAGAGCCATCTCCAGCTATTGCTAAATCTCTTGTTGTGTTGCTGTAGTTAGAAAAGAAAACATATCTTAATCCACCTACACCTGATTTACAAGCTAAACTTCTTCCATTTGTTATATTACAAGCCATATTTTTATTTTTTTAAAAAAAAGGTAAGTAGGCTCATACCCACCTACCCTTTTTATGTTAAACATTATTACGAGTATAATACAATGTCAGAGCCTATTCCGTGTTGTACTCCTGCACTTCCTCTTAATACTACTCTTACATTTTGACTTCCGTCAATGTCAGCCATATCAATTAACTTAACCTCTTGCCAGTCGTTTAATAGACCTGTTCCAAAGAATAAGTTTGATGATTCAGCAGCTACCATAGTATCAGCCGCTAAGCCTGGAGCTGTGAATAATGGAACACCTTGAAAGTTCATTTCAGTTTGTCCAACGTGATACAATTCTCTATATCCTAAAGCTGCTTGAGCTTGAATGTAGAATTTTGCTGCACTTGTTGGTAGGTAAATCTTAACATCCTCTTTTGAATATACTGCACTTGGAATAGCATCAACTACTTTTCCTAATTCTGCAATAATGTTTGAAGCTGATAATGTAGTACCTGAAACATCTACAACGTCTCCGTCAGCAAGTAATAACGTTTTAAATCCGTCAAACTCTCCTGCGTTAGCAGTTGCTCCGTTCCAAATGTTTTGCTCAACTTTCTGTGCTACTTTAGCTGCAACTTGTGCAATTAAAAAGTCAGAAAATCTTTTTGGTAGATTGTCATACTGACTAAAGCCCATTGATTGAGCATCCCAGTCTTGTCTGAAATCTTTTTTACATAGTTGTAAATTTACTTGAAATTCCTCTGGTTGTA